TACAATACCCTCATTGTCCTTCTTTGTGGCCTCTCCTGCAACTGTAACCCTGAAAACATCGTTATTGGTCTGTTCGGCCATTTCCATGTGCCCGGCTTTTGATGCTTTGTAATCATAAGCGGCAACAAGACTGATTCCCGCATCTTCTTCAGCAAATGTTAGAGTAGAGGACGCAAGGGAATATTTGCCAGTACTCAGGGGACTTGTGCTCTCTACAAATGGTGAGTTATCCTCATTGACCAAGACAAGGGTATCCGCTTCGGGAGCCTTCTTCAACGTTACAGTATAGGGGCTTTCGGAGGGAACGGAAATTTCCTCAATCCTGCGAATTGCAAGATTATCTTCTTCCTTATACTCAGAAGCCGTAAGAGCAGCGTAAAGCATCGGGTTAAAAGAGTTAAGGTTGAATGTTACGTTACTCCCCGTCTTACCTGTGCTAAAAGTCCAAGGCCAGTCAGAGTTACCATCCTCCAAATCCACTGTGTTATTAGTGATAGAAGCAGCAATAGATTGGACAATTCCGTTATAGAGAAATCTCTTGCTGTCTCTGTAGCGGAAAAGTTCCAAGTGTCCTGCTCGTTTATATACCAGTTCCATTAAACCACCACTCTCCTTTTTTAGAAATTGAATTCGTGAAACTAAATCACCCGGTAGAATGAATACCGGGAGCCTACACAAATAAAACCCTGCATTGAAGGAAGTTCACCTAATTGTCCATCAAAATGCAGGATCATTGTGCCTACTTGTTTTTTATGAAGCAGTTCTCTTACCCTTTTCTGCACCCTGTAAGCGTAATAATCTTGTGTGGCAGGAACATGAACATCTACCTGCAGTATCTCGTTGGTGATAATCTCGTTTCTGGTAGCCCGGGAGGGTCTAAAATAAAGGTTTAGCCTTCTATCACTCGTGGCTAAACCTTCGTAAATGCTACGTTTGATTATTCTTTTGTGCTTATCAAGATCGGGTGAATCAAGGGTAAGTCCAAGCCCCTCTAAAATTTGCTTGTCTTTCACAAAGAGAGTTTGAATCGCTGTCAAATCAGCTTCGGGATTGAAACAAGAACATCACCTGCCTTTCATTCATTAGTAGCAATAATATATTTGTGAAACGGGAATGTAGCTATTGCATCTCTAAGTATTTTCTGAATAGTGCCTATACGCATCCAAGCCATAGCAACAGTAAAAGCATGGGAAGGTGGTATGGGGTCGAATTTACCAGTATCAAATCTTCCCTTCTCTGGTGGATTTTCCTCAAGGTTTCTTCCCTCTAATGCACCAGAACTCTTTCTTTGTCTGCCAAAAATATCTGTATAGGTTCCTGCTGGTCGTCCTCTTATTGCTAAATCTTTACGTGCAGGGTTCCAGCCCTTAGCAGTATTGAAAAGGTAATCATCTAATGCGGGGTTGGCAGTGTCCATTTTCGTGCCGGTTCCAAAGGCATCAATAGTCGCCCAAGGACCACCAATAACCTCAGCAACCAGAACGTGTGCTAATGCTTTTAATTCACCTTCTTTTAAGTCTTGTATGCCTTCTGGTGTTTTCAAATGTGAACGCACTTCTTCAAGATAGGTTTCTTGCATCTGCTTTAATGCTTGTTCCAACCTTACCTGTAACGCCTTTTGGCAGGGTTCACGCATGAATTTTACTCCCATCTCAACAACCTCATTAAATCGTTATTTGCCTTTTCTATACACTTCCTCTGCTTCTTCGCCCAGTCCTTACGTGTGTATTTCGGCACGTTAAAAGGGGGAACCTTAATCCTGCTCTGAATGGCAACACAGAGAATTCCCGCCAAGTAATACCTCGCAATTTTGGAAAGTAAAGCGAATTTAGGTTCGCTGTCCACTTTTCCCCTTAGTTTCAGAATGGCAGGAGAGAGCATACTCTTCATGGCTTCAATATTGATAGGGGCATCAATCATCGAATTAGGACACAATTCTTCATCTGCTCCCAACGACTTGCGGATAGCATCATGGTAATTTTCGCCAAGATATTCTTCATACATGGTAAGTGCCTCCTATTGTGGATTATCGGGGTCTTGATAGATAAACCCAAGATTCTTCATTCGTTGCTCATGTTTTTGTTTGATAAATTCTTGTGCTTGTTTGATTTTTTCGGCAGGAAAATGTTTTTGGGAATACAGCATACCTTCGGGATCGTCCCGATAATCCCATATCCCGCCAAGTTTTTCTTCTTCTGTTTCATCGTCAATAATTACTTCTAATGCCAAACCCAAGGGATGCAGAAATGCCCTATTCAGTTCAGCAAGCAAACCCATCTCCCTGAATTCCTTAATGTCCATCCTTTTCACATTGTCACTCACTTTAAAGTGCCTCCTTTATTCTTCTTCCTCACCATTGTCTATTGCTGCCGGTCGGGTATCTGCCCCGGTTTGTATTCTTGCAACACCGCCTAAGCCAATGTCGTCTATTGCATTTACCTTGTAATTCTTCCCGTTATATACAATACGGTCAAGCAACTCTATGTCAGCACTTTTAGGCACTTGAAAGATATACAAAGTTCCTTCAATTAAGCCGGGGTCACGCTGTCTTAACTCAGCAGTTACAATCTCACCAAAGGCATAAACGTTATCTTTTTGTTTCCATTCCTGAACAATAACGCCATTCTCAACCTTTTCTGTTAACTGCCAATGCCCAAGCTCCGCATTAACTATCACGCCAAACCATGCAAGCTCATTAGAAGCAGGGTCATTATTTACGGATTGTGCAATAAAGGTCATATTATTAGCCTGAAACACATCACCGCTAACAAGCCCTGAATCGGACAAAATCAATCCCTGCCAGTGAGCTTCCCTTGCACCGTAAATGCGGATTGCTCTTGTTGCTCTTGCAAGACTGATTTTAGTAGAAATATCTTTGGGTGATCTTAGAATAGTGCAATCCTGCCCTTTTGATAAAAGGTATTTAGTTACATAACCACTCATAAAATCACCCGCTTGTAGTAAAATATTTCATTTTCGGCATCTCGATAAGTTTGGACAGGTAAACATCCCGCTTATCCTGCAATTCTGCCTTCTTCTGATCCCAATCAATGCTTAATTCATAAGTAGCATGGGGGCCGGATTCTTTTGTCGGTAATCTTGCAGGCATAGAATCACAAACAAGGACAGCGCACTCGCAAGCTGTAGCAGATTCAAGATAAGTTTTCTTATCGCCCGTTAAATCAGCATAGCCGGGAACGATCTCGATTATATTTGCTTCGGCAACATCCACAATGTCCGGTTGTTCCAAATCATCATCAGGAACAAAGGCCGAATCTATGCCCAGTAAATTCCTGATTCGGCCTTGCCATCCCTCTTCTGTTAAAATCCTATTTGCCATAAGGGACTACCCCCTTACGCTAAATGAAGAACTTTAGCAGCTTCGTTGAACACTTTAGCGTATCCATTTGTTTCGGATAATGTAAGGATCTCTGTTTGACGTTCAATAAACTTGCCAGCTTCGTAAATATCACTGCCTGCTTCCGTTACCTGCTCAATGGCAAACTGATTGTTAATACCAATAATTTTATTGGCACCAACATCCTTATGCCAGAACAGCCTTACAGCACCAGAGGGCATTTGCGGAGCAGTCAGATTTATGCCAACGCTTGTCCCTTGCGCTAAAATCTTTAATACATCAGCAGCAGAAAGGTTTGGAAGTTCGGCTAAAACAATGTTGATAAATCCTGCCTTATCAGCGATTATAGTGTTGCAGGGAAATTCCTCAAATTCCATCAGGAACCGCAAAAACACCTCAGCGGTAAGTGTGGTAGCACTTTCAACCAGATCGCTCGACTTAATGACAGGGGCAGCATTATTGTTACCGTCACCGTTAACAATAACATTGATGATTTCCTCAACCTTGTCTTTTGCTACCTGCATAGCCATTCTGCGAAGATGTAATGCAAGCATGTCAATCTTCATCCGGCGAAGGACTTCATAACTTGCTTCGATAGCCCTACCGAATTTATAAATCTTGACAACTTGATCCCGCCCGGTAATCTTTACTCTCGGCAGTTCGGCTGCCTCTGTTACTCTTTTCTTCTTCTGCTTAGCGGGTTGATCGTCAACATAGAATGTCCTATAGGTATCAGAATCAATAGTAGTAAATACACCCACCAAATAAGGAAGCATGGTATCTTGCACAATGGCTTCCCTTACGCTTCTTGCAATGTATTCAGGGAATAAAAACCTGCTTTCCTCTGTCCTGTAAAATGCTTCCACTTCGCTTGCGCTAATACCCTTATCATAGATTGACCTAGTAAAAATACCTTCCTGCTTTAAAGCTCTCTGGAAGGCATCAAGTTTTTCTCCTTCAGGGGTCGGGTATTTTTGTTCTAAGAACTGCGAAATAGTCTGTTTTGCAGCTCTCGCCTGGTCATACATAGTACGACTTAAAACAATTTTATCTGCCAATTAAAGATCACTCTCCTTTCTTTTTAATGCCAAGTTAACAAATCAGAACCATAACTTTTTTGTTTTCACTATCAACACTAACCGCCTTAGCTGGGCCAGTAGCGCCAGTAGAAGCCTTAACAGCACCGTTACCATCAACTACCAGATAATCTCCAGCATTGGGAAGGCTGTCGGAAACACCGTCAAATTCAGTATAACCTGCATCCTGGACAGTCACATAGCCGTCAAATTCATACTGGTTAATTTTGCCAAGCAACGGATCACCCTCACTACCAAAACCTACTTCACCATTACCGGTAATTGTTACGGCTTTGCCGATAACAGCGCTCCTACCGTCATTCTCCCATGCCCTTGCTGCCGCTACAGCAGAAACTAAAGCAGCGTTAGCTTTATAGGTAGATGCCCTGTAACCAATGCCCTCAAAATCAAGACCACCTCTTCCTGCCAATTACAATCACTCCTTTCATGTAATTAAAAATACCGCATTATTAGCGGATTTGGTAAATAAGCTACATTTCAAATGCTTCATCGGGATAATCATCTGCAGGCTCATTATCGCCCTGCTTTTCTGCTTCGGGATCAGTTTGCCTTCCGGCAGGTATAGCGGATTCTGCTTCAGCTTTAAAGGTTTCGATAATATTCTTCATTTCCTCAGCACTCATAAGCTCGAAACGGGTTTTCCATGCCCGCTTATTGAACTTATCGCCCTGCGCACGAACACCCCATTTTTCAGCATCTTCCTTGAGTTCGTTAAGGTATTTCATGCCTTCTTGTGCATAAATGAGCAGTTGTTCCGGCTCAATCTCCTGCCCTAAAAGCTCTGTGGCTTCGTCACGGGTTAGATAAACCTCAATGCTTTCAGCTTCCCGGATTTCTTCCTGTGCTTCTTGCTCTAAGTCTTTTTCAAGTTTTTCTTTATCGCTCAAATTATCACCACCTTTCGATAAAGTAACGCCTTTGACGTATCCCTTAACTTCCACTTCGCCACGTTTGGCAAAGGTCAGAAGTTTGCCCTTCGTGGCACTATAGGTATGAAACAGTGTTATCCCTGGTTCCAAGCCTTTAAAATCATCAATAGCAACCATCGGGGTTTCGCTTAATCGCTCTACTTGGGACAAAACACCGGCAGTAGGATAAGCACCGTCAAAGACTATACTATTTTCAAGCAAATTGCCGGGAGGTTTCGCAATCACATAGCAAAGTTCGCCATCGTATTCCCTGCCTTTAAAATGCTCACATTTGCTGTAATCCCTGTAATCATTGCCGCAAATAGAACATTCGTAAGTGCTTGACATCCAGCCGATAGAAGTATCGAACGCTGTCCCGTCTGAAAGGTCAGCTATCAAGGCATCGGTAGAAATACCGTCCTTCTCCTTGCCCCTAACAAGGTAATGGTCTGCGTATAATGCCCATTGTTCCCCTTCGGTATCGCTTCTTTTAATCTGTGCATCAAACGTCCTACCGTAAACAAGGGCAAGTTGCCCGCCGAAGAAGTTTGCCCATGAATGGTCAAGCATTAGGGCAATCCCTGTTTTAGCATCTTCCTTAAATACGTTCAGCAGGGATTTATGAATCTGCATGTAGCGGTTAGGGATAACCATGTCGCCAACAAGTTTGGCGTTAAAAACAAAAACTTGCTCCGGTTCTAAGGGAATCCTTGCAAGCCTGTTAATCATCTCCATTTGTTTGCTTGTAGGAACGCCGTATTGCCTTGCCAACGACTGCCCTTCTATCACATCCTCGTCTGGTGAATGTAAGAAATGATCATGGTTCAAACCATCATCACCCCCTCTCTCTCTTTTTTATTGTCCTCCTGCGATCATATTGTTCTATGCCTTTTCCACAATACAAGCAAGGATTGTCTTTTACCTTAGTTTGGTTTACCGGCTTTCCACAAATAGGACACTTTCTTGTTAGTATTTTCTCTTTCAGAATCCTTGCGTTTGTGTTGATTTGCATTAATACCATCTCCTGCACTAAATGATACCCTGATTTGATCTTCGGGGTAGTCTTGGCTATAAGCCTTTTCTGCTCCAATTATTTCTTGAGCAGCTTGATCGGGGCTACAAAGTTTGAGAAGCATGTTAATAGCCCAGAATTCTTGCTGTTTGAGTTTAATGTCCATCCTTTGAAGCTCGCTTGCATAGTCAATATCGTTATGCGTAAATACAGGTATAGCCTGGATTCCTTTTACTCTTAGCCATAACCTCGCAACTTCTTCTATTAACCGCTTGCTCCCCTGCTGTATCGACTTAATCCCTCGAATGGTGATACTAAATTCTACTGTGCTATAAGTTTCCGTCTTGCCAGTATGTCTGTTAACCAGGGTTCCCAACTGCTTCAAGGCGTTCAGCATTTGGACATCAACTGTTTCTGTTACCGCCCTAACGTCAAGGGAACGGTTAGCATTAGCCCCCTGTGTCATATTAACCTGCACATCGTCAAAGTGCATGTAATCGGCATCGGGTTTCAAATTGCGGAAAGATTCTTCAATTTGTGAAAATATATAGTTATACCATTCAATCTGCTTTTTAGAATTAACTTTATAGTCTGCTGGCATATGCTTGGCAACCGCTTCTCTGTCAATAGAAATATCGTTACGGGGCCATCCTTGCCTGTGCAAAACTGCCTGTAAATCCTGTAATGTCTGCAATTGAAAATCAGTAGGTTGCAAGGCAGGAGCAAGGAGCAGGTTGCCTCTCGGATCATTTATATCAGGGTCGGTAGGAACACTGAAAATATTTGCATTTTCGAGGGATACTCTACCTTTTAATGCTTGACGTTGGTAGGGTATCCATACCTTTTTACCGTCCCGTTCTTCCAGTTCCCATTCGATTGTTCGAGGGTCGATAACATGGACATCGACAATATCTGTCCTATCCTCGCTTACCTCTACTTCAATCATCTGGTTCCCTAACAGGTAAGCGGAAGTATGCAGGATATTGATTAACCCGTCTAACCCTGCATTGGATATTTCGTTTACCCTTGCGGCAAATTCCCGCCATTCTTCTTCTATATCTTTAAGCATCACCTGCCTGTTATTAATATCAAAGAATTCCATTTTGTGCCCTTGGTTTGATAAACGAACAAAGTTCCATAGTGCCATTGACACATCAGGAACCTTTTTTCTGAGAAAATCAATTGCATTAGCTTCATCGGGGATTCTTCTTAATTCCGCAAGAATATCAGCTATACGGGAACGATAAGGCGACAATATTCCATGCGAATTTATCCCTGTTGCGCTTTTCCTTCCCGTAGGGATAGGGTCAGCCCTGCTTCTGCCACGTTGAAATATTTTGTTCCAAAATGCCAATTTATCACCACCTTTTACTTAGCCCATATTCTCTTAAAACTGCTACGTCCCAATACCGGCTTGCCTCCAATAGTTCCCTTAAACTCAAAATACATAGTATTTGTAGTGCCAGAAGGCACAGTATAATCAAGATGATATTTGCCTAATGCAGTACGGTCAGGGGCATATTCTTCAACCTCTTTGTATCGGCTGTTATAAATAACAACCTTCACATCTTCAGGATCAACATATTCCCCGTCAAAATCTTTAAATTCACCTTTAAGCCTGATTGTGTCTCCGATAAGAGGCATTTTACTCCACCTCCAGTTTCACTTCACGTTCCTGAATAGATAAATCTTTCTGTCTTTCCTGTAATGACAAAGCTGTGTTTCTTTGCTGCATAGATAAAGTAACAATTACCTGCTTGTAAGGCGGTTCGTATTTGCCCTTCACCGCCATTTCGCTTATGGCAGGGATAACCGCCTGCCCCTGTCTGCGGGTCTTGGCTTGAACATTTATTTCGCTATCTACCTTAATATCAGCTTTGCCGGTAATTATCTTCCTGCCAGTTACGGATAGCCTGCTAACTGCCTTAACATGCGCCTCTCCGGTTATGTCGTGAATTTCTCCGTAACTCTCTACCGTAATTTCGCTTGCGGCAGTTAAGGCAACCTTGCCTTGTTTAACTGCTTTGCCCTGTGCAGTCAGCTTAGAATTGGCAGTTAATTTAGCTTCGCCGGAGGTTATTTTCTGCCCTGTTAAATCGGTTTCGCTATTCGCCGTAACATTAGCTTCACCTTTTGCTATTTTCCCGCCAGATACTTTTGTTTCAGAGGTAGCCTTAATATGTGCTGTCCCGGCAAAAGGAATAATCGCCTTACCGTCTGCATCAATTAAAGAAAGAGCTTTTATTTCCGCCGTTCCTTGCTTTATCGCTTTTCCTTCGGTTTCAATCTTTGGTTCGCCGTCTAAGCGAATTTCTGCTTTGGCAACTTTTTTACTTGTTGTCCCGAATTTAGTAGTGCTATCAAGCGCAATTTCTGTTTGCGCTATCTTCCCGCCTTCTGCACTTAATTCGCTATCAGCAGTAAAGCTAATTTCTTGCTTAGCTAATTTTCTGCCCTGAACAGATAATTTACTACTTGAGGTTAGGGTAGCCCGCCCTTTAGCAGTTTTGCTACCTTGCGCCTGAAGTCCAGATTCGCCTGTTAGTTCGGCAGTTCCTTTGGCTGTTTTCTTGCCCTCGGCAGTAGTTTTGCTTTCTGCCTGGATATGTGCTGTTCCAGGAGCAGAAATTATCGCATTACCTGAAACACTAATATCGCTTTGGGCGTCTATAGCAATAGTGCCTTTGGCTATTTTCTGCCCTTCTACTGTTGTTCCAGATTCGGCAATAAGAGGAATTGAAGTTTTAGCAACCTTCCTGCCTTGAACAGATATTTTGCTTGTGGCGGTAAGGCTTATTTCCTTCGTTGTTGCCTTTTTGCCTGTAACCTGAATATCTGAATCGGCATTAATTTCAGCCTGCCCTGTTGCTACTTTTTTACCTTCGACACTAATTTCCGAATCAGCAGTTAAATCAATATCGCTTGTAGCTGTTTTCTTGCCCTGAATAGATATATCACTGTCAGAAGTTATGCTAATATCCTTTTTAGCAACCTTCCTGCCAGTAACTTTAATATCGCTTGTGGCGGCAAGGCTTACCTGCCCTTTAGCAATCTTCCTGCCTTCAGAGCTTACCTCTGTTTCGCCTGTCAATACAGCGGGAGGCGATCTTGCCCGTTTTTCGCCTGCCACATCAAATGAGCTTAAAGTCTTAACGTGCGCCTGCCCCTGCTCAATCTGTGTTTCTTCGCCTATGCCTGATACAGTTAAAGCAGCAGTGGCGGTTATATGCACTTGTCCTTTGGCTATCTTTTTACCCTGTGTTGTAAGTTCGGTTACAGCGGTTACAGGTACTTCTGCTTTGGCAATTTTACGCCCTGAAATTACTAACCTTGAAGTTGCTGTAAGATGTGCTTCACCTTCGCCAATTTCAGAAGGTTCAGATTGATATGTTACGCTCTCGACACTACTCCAATCGCTTGATTCATCATCTTCTACCCGCTTAATACGGTAATAATACGTTACACCATCCTCAAACGGGCCTTCATCATCCCAGGTATCAGTTTCCAGATCCCAAATTATTGCTAAATTCTGCCATTCACCTTCTTCGCCAATTTTGCGCTGAATGACATAGCCTGTTAGCTTTTGGGCTTGTGCTGATACGGTTAGCTGTGATGTTGCGGTTATGTCTGCTGTAGCTTTGGCTGTTTTGCGTCCTGTGGCTGTTTGCTGTGATGTGGCTGTGATGTGTGCTTCGCCTTGTGCTTCATCGGGAGGAGGATCTTCGCCCTCAATGCCATCTACCACAAAAACATCTACATACCCCGTAGCACCAGCAATAACTAAATCCTCATGCCCATCGCCATCAATGTCTACAAATTCA